AAACGTCAATCTCTGCGGCTGTATTTGCCCCTCGTCGTCCCTTATTACGTTTTGCTTCATCTTTGAGTGAAACGCTGTGATTCTTTCTTTGTACCAATGAATCACGTCCTCATCCATTTCGCGCTCGTTGTAGTTCTCGACCTTTGCATCAGGATAGCATAAAAGCAATCGGTCTGTAAAGCCGTTCTCCTTGTTCTCTTGTGTAGAAAATTGGGAGAATATAGAAGGCTGAATACCTCCGAGAACAGGAATAAATGGTACGTCAACAAAGCCTGACTTAGCAGTCTTTCGATTCATAATTGCAGCTTCTCCAGACCACGTTGAAAGCCAAAACTCAAGGTCAGAGCCTTCTCGGTATTTATTCATGTCCTTTATCCACCCTGCAAGCTCGTCCTTAAACACTCCTACTGCATTGTCGCTTTCTTGATGCAGCTCTACTAAAGCCTCTAAAGTAATGTCATTTGCTATAAATTGCTCTTTGACTGGCTTTCTGACTTCGACTACATCCTCGCGTTCCTTTTTGGATAGCGAATTATACTCTTCCCATTTTTCAAGCTCCTTGTAATATCGCTTAACCTGGCGACCGTTAATCTTTGTCAATGGAAACGTCATGTTTTTGACTGAAGGAGTTTTCCCGATTCCTGCCTTACCTACCAAGCAAAGCCAAAGCGAACCGCGCTCAACCCATGCAGTTTTGACCTGAAGCTCCATTGAGTTACCTACGCAGACACTTATCAGCCACATCATAGCGCAGCCCATGTAGTCAATGTTTGAGTTGAGCGTGTCATAGCATTCGAGAATGTAGTTTTGGATTGGCTCTGGGAATATCTCCAAAGGAAAGTCCAAAGCCGATTGATTGATTTTATGTTCTTCAATCAGGTCTTTCTTTGTACGAATGCGCTTCTCTTGGTCATCGACTACCTTCTTCAGCCTATCCCCGTAACCTTCGTGGTATAACTTGGAAGCTGCTGCTGACATATCTCCGTGATGGTATTTATGCGCGTATGCCGCAAAAGGCGTGACGAGTTTTTCGGCAGGGTAAATAGTTCCCGTTGAAAATAGAAACATACATCCTGAGTCTTTATAGACGTAACCTGAATGAGCAGAAGTAGCTCCGTGTCGTTTAATTAAATACTGCCTTTGCAGGTTGCGAACAACCGTAAAGTCATCTCGAATAATGTCCCAAATATCAGTCTTCTCATTGTAATCCTGCCAGGAGGGCTTTTCGTTGCCTGTGTACTTTTTAGATGACTTTTTAGGTTCGGGTATAATTTCCTGCTCGTAATTGTAAAAGCGCGAACATTCGAATAAGATTTCTCGGTCTTTGTCTGAAATAAAGTCAATCTCAAAATAGGACTTCTCGCTGACTTGGTTGTCAGGATATACAAATACATAACCCCCAGTTCCACGAGTTTCAATTATTGCCCCTGTGTGATTCTTTAGAGTAGCAATTTTTTGGTTTCCTTGAACGCGCTTAGATTTGTACAGAATGTGATACCCCTCAGAGCGTGTTTTGTAAATTGCAAACTTCTTATCGAAGTCGTAGATATTATCCTGTAACATTGGTAAGTACTCATCCCAAAATTCTCGCTGCTCTTTTGCGGTCGAAAGCACCTTTAAATCAACATCTATTCCTTCAAGAAATTCATATCCTGTGATAATACCTATTGCTGTTGTAGCAGGCATTTCATCACCATTTTTTTTAATGTAGCCTCCTTTGTAATTGAATCGCTTTGTAAACTCTTCTGGAGTAAGTTTAACCTCCATTTGTTTGCTCCAAGCGTAGTTCGGTACTTTGTTTTCTCCTACTGTAAGCAGAGAAAAATGCTCTAAAAACTTTAATGCTTGATTAAGTTCCATTCCTTCTATTTTTTAAGGTGTAAAAAAAAGGGCTTTCGCCCTTTCAAATATAATATTTATGCGCTGAGTTATATTATTATTTCAAAATCGTTCACGCTGCAATAAGTGACTTGTCCGCTATTGGATTGAAAGCTTAAAGACAAGCCTTGAACCTTCAGACCTTTAACAGACACACTTACCACATCGTCAAAGTCCTGACGCTCTAGCCACTTTTCGATAATCTTTTTGGCAAACATTTTTACAGCAGGCCAATTCTTATGCTCAAAAGCCAACTGTATCGCCATAGCGTCCTTAGAATGGAAGGTCATCGTCGTCATCTATACCTGACTGAGCAGCCTGTTGTGCAGCCTCAGGGCTTGCACTTGATTGAGCTACTCCGTCAGAGTTAAACAATACCTTTCCGTTGCCTATGTACGACTTGTCAGCCTTTGCTTCGCGCTCGTCTTTTGTTTGCGATAACCACGCAGCGACGTCTTGCTCAAATTGGTTTTTCTCGTCAAATACCCCAACTGTTGTGTCAAGATATACCCGACTGCCTTTTTCGGCAGCCCCTTGAATAATTCCTTTTTGGTCTAAAGGAATTAGCAAACAAGGCGTTCCTTTTGATGTCTTGTGAATAGCTGATTTGAGCTTCGTAAGCTCGATTGATAGTCCTATGATTTTCATTTGGTAAATTTAGAATAATTGTTTTGAATGAATTCGCGAATGTTCCTTACTCGCTGCTGAAGGTCTGCGATAACTTCTTTGTCATACTTAACTTCAAACGTCTTTACTCGATACTTCTTGTCAAGCTGCTCGTAGCTTCTTTCAGGAAGATAAGGAGCAATATCTTCGGGCGTGTCAAATAAGCAATACACAAGCCTTGCGTTCTTTTTTCCTGTCAAATGCATATACACCTGAAGTTGGTAGAAATAGTCCTTTGTAGGTATTTCATCTTCGAACAAAGGAAACGTATAGCAATCCCATGAGTTTTTTATGTCAATAACCTCATCGGCCAAAAGAATATCAGGCGTTCCCGTAAAAAAATCGTCCTCAAAAGTGTCTTCATTCTTGACAACCATTGACAAGTCGAGCCAATCAATTACTTGGTCTATTGCATGCGACTCAAGCGCGTTGCCTTTGTCAAGGTACTTGGAGCTTATTTCCTTATGATAACCGTAAATTTGCTCCTTGAGCCAATCCTCGACGTATGTCTGAGTAGTCTTAGAAATCAAATCCGCCTTGTTTCTAGGGTTAGTCATAACCTTCCCTGCTGCCGAAGAGCGTATTTTAAACTCCTTCATCGCCTAACATTTTAAGTTGTTCTTCTGAAAGGTCGTAATTCTGTGAAAGCTGCTCAACTGTAATTGAGCCGTCTTTAATAGCCTGTACTGCCTTCTTCCACTTATCGCTACCTACTTCAATCGTGGGAGCGATTTTTACTTCCCTGAATTCGTCTGGATGATATACGTCTTGAGCAATCCCTAGCTCCGCAGCACACTTTTTAAGCGCGTCCGTTGCAGCAGCCTTCATGTCGTTTCCAATCGACAAAGGCACTTCACTACCTTTTCTAAACATAATGTCTTTGTTGCCGTACTGAGTCTTGACAATCGTGCGGCCTGCGCTCCTGCAAGTCAGCCTACCTTTTACAATTACTTCCTTGCATTCAATCATTATTTTCTCGTCAAGAATTTCGAAATCCCAATCCCACCCGAACATCAGGTTAAGGCATTTGCGAACATAACTGCCCGATACATAACTCCACTTGCCACCACCTTTTGCAGGGCGTTGTTTGATATACTGAGTCGGCGTTTTCTTCAATATAAATTGAAGCTGTTTGTCGTTGAGGCTAACCTCCTGCCCTACCAAAGTCATATCTGACTTTTTAATAAGGGCTACTTCTGTTTTTTCCATTACTTCTGTTTAATTATTTCGACAAATATATAATAATTCTTTTACGCATCAATACACAAAATAGTTTTTGCGCTTTTTCTAAGCAAAGCACCTGAATACTCCCAAGCGTTGCATTTAATGCCGTTTACTTCAATTTGTGATGTCGCATCTTTTTGCGTAAAGTGCGATACTCGCGCACGGAAGTAGTTTTCCTTTTCGATTTTCTTTAGTTGGCAGTATTCGCTGACACTTACCCATTCTGTAATTTTTGTCATGATTTCAATTTTGCTATTTGTTTTTCTATTTGTTTCCTTTCCTGAATCAAAGCTTCTATGTTTAACGATTTTAACTCCTCCTGAAGCTCCTTCATGCGCATCTGAATATTTACCCTTCGTTTTGTCAGCTCGTCGTTTAGATTGTAGTAATCGTTCAAAGTGTGGCCTACCTCTTGGAGTACGTTGTATTTGTTCAAATTAAACGGCCTTCCTTGCTTATTGAGCGACTGCCATTTCGGAATAACCCGATTCCTTGAGTTTATCACTGTCGCGTAGTTTCTATTTGTCACTTTCGCTATTTTCTCAAGCGTAGCTACGCCTTCAAAGTATTTACAGGCAAAATAGTGAAACAAATGTCTGACCTCGACGACTTCCTGCAATCTTGATTGACTTTTAACTTTTTCAGGGCTTACCTTTTGCATTTCGCAGATTAGCTCCAGTAATTCTTCCAGTTTATCCATGCCGCAAATATAATATTAATTTCAAAAGTCGTTCAGGAAATCCCAATAGCCGCCAGGCGTTGGCTTTCTTCTTCCAAGTAGCCAACCTAGCCAATGAGGTCGGGGCTTGTATTTCTTTTGATTAATTCGCTTCATGTGGCTCTCCACGATGTTAATAATCTGTTCTTCGGTTAGCTCCTCTGCGAGCGGCTTAAATAGTTCTAGCTTGTTCATTTTTTTTGTTTTTAGGCGCGTTGCGCTGTTATTCTCTACTTTTAGTTCACATAGCCGACGTTGTACACAATATGGCTACGCCTGTACATCAAACAAACCTACTTGCTTTACATTGTTAGCTTGGTATATCCCAAAAGCAGAATCAAATATTGCTTTTCCAATTTCGGGGGCAACACAATTACGCAACAATTTATCTTTGTCAGGGTAATCGTATTTGCTTAAATCAAAACCTAGCTTATCTAAATTATTCTGTCTTATTTTCCATTGTGCATCACCACCTAAATCACTTTTTTTGCCATTCATTCTACCTATTTGCTTTTCGTATTTCAATTTAGGTATTAGAAAGTTTGCCCAGAAATAATGCCTTCCGCTTACTTGTGGTTGTATTAATGGCTCGTAATAGCTTTTAACATTCTCAATGACATACTTGCCTTTAAAAAATGTTTGCAGAAGTATTATTTCTTGATACAATCCCATATCAGGGTATCTCTTTATTCCTTGTGCATTTAAAAAGTGATTTGTAACCGAATGAGTTGGGCAAGGTGGTGATGCCCATATAAAATCAAAGTTTTCATAATTATTAAGCAAATACTCGTGTGCATCGCCTACAATTACATTATCGTTTGGGTTTAAATCTTTGTAAATTGTTGCTATTCGTTCATCATATTCAACGGCAGTAACTTCAATATTTGGTGCATCCCAATTTTTACGGTTGCCCCCTATCCCACAATATAAATT